GTTTCTTCATTCGTTCTAGTGGTTATACCTCTTTTGCTTTTATTTTCAGTAATAACGGCTCTAGATTATCATTTACGATAAAATCTAGAATCCCATTCTCCACTAACAAATTTTTCATACAGTTTATCTACTTTTGGACCTATGCGTAATTCAACCTGGCGCTCTAAATCCCCTGGTCTTCTTCCGCCATTTTCTTTTATGATATCTTCCATAGCATCATTAGTTAATTTAGTTACGTCATTGAGAATAGTCATATTTCTTGCCACTCTCTGTTTGCCAAGGTTAGTCATAAGTAGATTCGGGACTGTTTGAAGAATCGCAAAAGCTTCCTGTTCAGTCATTCTAGAACCAAAATATGCTTTTGCGCCTTTCAGAAAATCCCGTGATATCTTTTCGAACTCTTCAGTATCAGGATGATAGGTAGACTTAATTAATGATGACCACATTTTACCCAATGAAAATGGTAAATGATCAAGAGAATCTGCAATTAAAACTTTATATTTACTATCTAAGTTACCGCCGTGTATAAGTTTTAACATACGATCAACACGTGCTTGCGATTCTTTGGCCGATCTCGCCTGAGATTTAATTTCTCTATAGTAAGGAAGGGTGTCTGCATCTACTCGAGCTTGTTCTTTTTTCTTAGCTTCTAAATCTTCTCGAGCTGCTCCTCTTTCTTCTTGCTCTCTAACCAATCTAGCCTTATGTTCTTCTTTCTCTATCGCTAAATTCTTCTTTAATTCTTCTCTCTCTCTTAACAATCTCTCTTTTTTTTCTATTGCGGATTCATTAATCGGTGCCTGAGCAGTTGCTTGCTGTATATGTTCTTTAGCCTTAGGAGATGGAGATATTTGCTGCGCCGCCGGCGCTTGTGAAAACGATGGTAACCTTACGGGCGTTTTACCCACTGCACGATTAACTGCGCTTTGCTGTCCCCCTTGTAGGAGATCTGCCAGCTTAAGAGACGGTGATTGTGAAAGGGAAAATCCCTGATTAAGTCCTTGGGACATAGTATCATTCATTGTTGGTTGTTGCTGATCGTTAGAAGATAAAAGTTTTAAAAGATCCCGCTGCTGCATCCTCTGCATTTTACGTTGGAGTATATTACCCAGGTCATTAGAAATATTAAACATTGGTTACCTCACAATAAAAAGGGCAATAAACGACCCAGAATACTTATTAAATTTCCTCCGGCATTTCCCCATTCTCCACCGTATTGCCGTGCCGTGCCGCCTAATAAAGGAGCGAGTATATTTTCAAGCGCCCCTCCCTGCCGTTCTAAGTGTTCAAATTCAGGCTGGTTTTTTAGGCCAAAGCCAATCTGGTTTAGTAAGCTTTCTCTATTCTGCATGCCAAACTGTTCTTTAAGGGCTGCCAGACTGCGCTGTAAATCCTCTCCAGAACCGCCCAAGGCTGCTTGAAAGGCGCTTGACCGTTGTCCACCAGGGACCGCTGCGAATCGTTCGGCTAATCCCGGAATTGTTTGCGTATTATACTGATGCGTCGCTTCGTTGGCTATATTCTGAAATCCTTGATACGGATTCTGTAGGCCCTGAAAGCCTTGCTGAAGCACTTCGTTTACATTTCCCTGAATCTCAGGCGTATAGCGCGGTTTTTGGCGGAACGTTTCAGGATTACCGAATAACCAGCTTTCAAATCCTGATCGCGGTTTAAAAGTTCTGCCGGTGTCGGGACGGTAGGCTTGTAACCCCGTAAATTGATTTGGTATAGGCATAAATTTCCTTTTATTGCTGTAGATACTCTAATATTACGTAACAGATATTAAAATTGGTACGGTCTGAGCTCGTAGTAATCGTTACATTTGTAGCATCTACGCTAATCGCTATATTATTACCGGCAGGATCTACGTAGGGAATCGGAATATAATTAAACCCCGCAGTATCAGAAGCGGTCGCATAAATACGGGTAAATGTTGTATCAACCGATACCACAATACCATGCGCTACCGATTTAGCAGCCGTGTTAGGGAGCGCGCCAAAATTTATAACGAGTCTATAAACCTGCCTCTGAGAAGGATTTACTTGCGTTGCTGAACTATTAGCAGGATTAGGGAAGAAGATTTGACCGTTTATAAACTCCTGCAGATAATAGATTCCTGAATCTTTCAGATTAAGCGCAATAGCTACATTGTTTATGTTTTGGTAGAGCCGTACGAGCAGCTCAACAAGCTGCGGGTTATCGATATTAGCTTGGTAGACCTGTCCGACGTCCCATACATTCGTGGTAGGTACAAATAAGCCTACTTCATTATTTAATGGCATATTAAGGTCTCTTTCCAAAATGAAGAGGATCTTCTGACCACTTTCTATATCTTTTTACGTTAGGAAATGAAAATCGTCGTTTCCTCTTTAAAAAAAGGATTTCCGATTCCGGCATAAAAACCGGCTGCATCCACGCTGTCCATTTATATTCTAATCCGTCTCTCGTCCTAGAAGGGGGAGATGCCATTGCACCACGACAATATTTTAAATCCACGGCTCCTTTATAATCGAGCCGATATCCAATAGTCTTACTTCTTGTAGAAAATATATCGTTCCAATTTCCTAAATACATATCCGCTGCTACTTCAAAAATAAGATGTTTCCCTCTTCTGGTAATGCATTCAATAGTAGGTGGTAATGAAACGAATTCTTCTAAATTAAATTCTCCGTCTATATCAAGACCAACAAACCATCTTCCATCTAATTGCTCCCCCATTATAAGGGCGAGATTGCATCCTGTAGGGAAATCATCTTTTTCAAAAACTTCCTTTTCCGGCCAATGTCTTTCCATGGGAACCTTTCCCCAACATTGTCCTTTGCAATCTAATTCAGGTTTTACTGGAACGTGTTTACATTTATCTTCTACACCAAAAAGAGGCATAACGCGAAATCCATTTGCTTTATAAAATTCTACTGCGTCATGCATACGTTCAAAGCTCATCATTGGAGCCTTTCTGAGGTTCTTTGAGTATGTAAAACTAATCCTTCTAAAACAAAATCTGAGCTAACAATTGCGGGATTGGTAATCTGTGCATCGGTAAAGTGGATGAAAATCTGTATAGTCTGTCCGTCTGTTTGGAAATAGATCGGATGCCAGAGACGTTCCTGCTGACTCTCAAAGGGATATATCAGCGGGTCGTAGGGTCGCGTTTCAAGAACGCCATTACCCATATTGGCTTCGGTACCAACAGTGCCTCCATTGCCCTCCTGTAACATGGAAAGCTGGGATCCTGATGGGAAGTAGTCTACGGTAATTTCACCATCGCTTGTACGATCTACACAGAAATCTATGCGTGCCAGATAGAAATTACGCCCCTGACCAATATAAGGATTCCACTGCTTAGAAAGAATTTGAATGTTAGATACCCGCGCCACTACGGCGCCCCCAGCATACGTACCGGTAAGGGTTAATGGATCATCTATAGAGCCTATAGCGATAGTATTAGCATCAATAACCGTAACTAAGAATATTGAGGGATGATTACCTGCGCTATCGGTTATAGTGACACCAGCCAGATTTTGAATAGAAATATAATCTTCATTGGTCAGTGTATGCGCAATTATCGTTAATTGGATGGTATGGCCAACTTGCGCCATATTTGTTACTGACATGACGGCAGCGTTGGTAGAAGTATTAGCAGAAGCGATAAACACATACCCTTGCTGATTTCCCATAATGACTTGGCGGAAATTAGTAGAATTAGAACCGCTATTCCAGGCAAAGTTAGCCTGTGCCCAGGTAAGTGGAGTGCTGGAGAGCCACGTCATCCCCGTTTGGCTATCAAAATAGCCCATCGCGGTTACCACATCATCATTTTTAGCCCAACTACCATTGCGATAATTATAAACAAGTATCTGATTTGGATACCGTGAAGCATGAATATCCGGATATGCCCAGTAAACGGTTTCCACAAAGAAATCACGAATACCGGTAACACGGACCGCCGCCGTTGGCTGTTCATTAAGCTGAAATATTTCGTCAGGTATTTTTTCGTCTATCCGGGCCACGTTCGCGCCTGAACAGCTATGCACGCCCACGTTGCCAATGGCGAGCACTTCCTTATCGAAGGGTACGATGCTGAAGGTTGAATCTGAACCGAGCTCTGTGTTTATTTTTTGCCAATAAAATGGAAGAACTTGGTTACCCGTATAAACAAGCTCCCAGGTACTTTTTTCGAAGTAGACTATAAGCCTATCCTTAATGAATTCAGCGCTTATAATGGCTTCATCGGTGGTAGCATCTATGAACCCTGCGCCGGCACCTGAAGCAGTAGCGGTCGCTGCGCCAACGGTGACGCTTAAATTTTGTCGTGGTTCGAGCCATGCGAAAGAAGCATTGGCTATATCGGCGCCCACGGTAACCGTATTGGTTGCAAATGGACTTCCACTGATAGTAAACCTACATCTATTAACAAATTGTTGGTTAAGATTAGTTGTCGCATTAAATTCTATGGTATTGAGCGCTATGAGCCGTTCTTTAAACGCTACTAAAATACGTGCTGTAAAGAGATATGATTTATCGGCACGTATCGTGGTGTAATGGAACGTTCCCGCAGGAATTACCGGTACATAATTAGTATAATCTCCCCATACACTTCCATCGTAGAACCATATCGGATCATCGGTTGCTACTTGTGAACCATTGGGATTGGTAACTTGATAATTAGTTACAAACATAACCGTTACATTATTGGTTATGCCTTTCCAATTAGTAGCCCAGAAGAGATTAGTATCATCACCGTGCCATTGTCGTCCTGCCGATGGTCCTATCTGAATCCATTGGCCTGCTGAAAATTTATACGCAAACTGAGTGTCGAAGGCTATGGAAGGGATATTATCAAGAACCTGATTATCAAACTGTGTTAATCCCATAACTGGTTTGCCGGTGTAATACCAGACGATAGTATTAATAGCTGCGCCAGTGATAACCAACGCCCCTGTTGTGGTATTAAAAGTTCCGGTTCCGGTGCCAGCGGTTGCTAAAAGGGTAACCGGTGTGCCAGTTGCCGGTACCGTAAATATCTGCGTTCCCACTAAGAACTGTTGTCCGATAGCTGCGGTCCCGAGTTCAAGACCAGCAGAAAGAAGCGCAACTAAGTTTACTGAAAGATTACCGGAGCCATTAGTGGTACCAACATTAATTCCCAAACGCGAATAATTTGGCTGTACAAACGCGTTAGGCCATCCAGCCCCTGTGTAGAGTGATCCAAATCGTTTTCTTACGCGTCCGCGGAAAACATAGGCATTCTGGAGTTGTTGGAATGCATCTTCTGCTATCAACCACGGCTTGAGGTCAGTCTGGAGACCCGTATTAAGTGGCGCTATGAGAAAACGATCGAATGGCATATTAGTTCCCTATAGCAAAATAGGTGATAGAGAGAGACGGCGTTGAGCTTGGTGTTCCTATGGCACGTGCAAATACTTGGAAGTTGGTTACAGAGAAATTACCTACCGCTACGGCAGTATTAATCTGGCTGAGTGAAGGGGAACCCGGAAAGGTCTGGCTGGCAGTAATAGAAAATATGCTATTAAATACCGGTATTCCACCACCCGTAGGAAACGCTATGGTCTCAAGATCGTTTCGCTGGGTAAGCGTTGCGCTACCCCATTTTATGAGTAATCCCGAGGGCAAATATGACCATCCATTTGCTGCTTGTAATGAGGCGGTCATATCTACAACAGCGCCATTTGAAATTTTTCTCATGAAAAGATCTTGGCTGCCTGTAATACCTATCTTTGAATAAAGCGCTATCTGCGTCGCTGAAGTAGCGGGATCAGAAGTTTGTACCGGTAAAAGCACAACATTCTGAATACCATCATCAAAAAGCGCATCGAGCGCCTGAAAGTTACCGAGTATATCAGCCTGCGATTGCGATAAGGTATCCGTAGGCTGCGGTATATTTGGATTCCATGCCATAATTATCCTTTGTAATTTTTAATCTATGTGTTTCCATGTCTTTCTATTTACAATCCAATGAACCGTGCCGCTAGTTATTCCAAAAACATCCGCTATTCCTTTTTGAGTGCACTTACCACTAGCATAAAGCTCTCTTATTTTTCGAACTTTATCGTCATTTAGCTTAGATAGATGGCATTTTACACCAGATAAACTGCGTTTTGCCGCTAGCATATCCTGTATATTTTCACGGGGCGTACCTTCCTGTAAATGATCAGGATTTACACATAATGGCACATGACATCGATGACGAATAACATTTTTATTGTTTATCTGTCCATATATTTCCTCAAACATAACTCTATGGGCGCGTTTTCTAACGCCCTTTATCATTATTTGGCCATATCCATCATTGCCTACCTTACCTTTCCATATCCAACAACCATCCCCAAAGGAGGAATCGGTATATCCCCAAAGACGGCACATATCGGAGCAGAACGCTCTTCTAAACCTCTTTATGCAAGGCTTTCTACAATATTCGCAGGGAAATCTGTTATCTACATGCATATAATATCCTTCATAGTTCAATCCATGCGGGATAATTATAGCATTTATTGAAAACATAACCACCTCACCTATATATCAAAAGGGTCCGCCCCATCCCCATGAACCGTAACCACGGCCTGGATCAGTTTGTTGGGTGTAAATTGTAGAAACGCGTTCGTTGGCATACTGTACCAGCGTACGCCGTAATACTAAATTTTCCTGTGCTTTAAATTCAGGCATAATCAATTGCACTGAATCCATATCGAGGCGATCTTCAAATATCTTTTTAGCAGCGCCATAAGCAATATACTGCCAGTATTCATTGAGTTCTGGTTCTGAACTCGTGCTCATAAGGAAAACTGGGTTCTTGTAGCACTCAAAATTGATCATGTACGGCTGATCGGGTACGGGACGTAGGATAAATTGGTTATTGTAATAGCAGACCGCCTGCGGCAACGATACGAGCGTCGGGACCGTTTGACTGTTGATCGTTTGGCCTGCTGCCGGCGGAGCGGAGAACGTGATAGTAAATTCACCGGTAAGGTAATTGATATTATTGCCAGCATCAAAATCAGCAATAGTGATCGGCCCTGACGGCTGCGTGCCTGGTACATAGAGGTTTCCTAACACGGTTTGATTGCCAGTATTAAGGTCAGTAATCGGTTTATCTTGGAGTGCTAATCCATTACCATTCGGATCAACTGAGCTAAAAAGAACATTATTGGCCAGTAAGACCGCACCGCCGGATTCACTTGCCACCACACCGGTAAAGGTTTGGGAAAGACCGTTCCCCGTCTGCCCTATTGTGGTGATTGCGGTGATAAACGGGTAAATACCATAAAAGGATTCCCTATTTTGGGTATAGTATGCCTGGTAGCCCGCGATGTAGAGGGGTGGGTGGACGGTGAGGTATTTATTCTGGAAATCATATAGCGGGTTGGTGGTAACTCCCACGAAGGATGCGGTATCTGTCGGATAGATGTCTTGAAACGAGTTACACACGAATGTGTAGGTTGTGCGCAGATTAAACGTACGCAGTTGCTCAGGAAAATCGTATACAACAAAAGTATTGATATAATTTTGAAGGTCTTCATCGGTTAATTGACTCGTTGAGGGTGATCGCGTCAGGCGTCGCACTTTCGTTTGGATCGCCTGGAGCGTAGATGTAGGGGGATTGACTGCTGGCATTACTAGTCTCCTTTTTTAAAAGACTTATAGCGGCCCAAACGGAAGCGTATTCCGTACCGCATAATCGAGGGTTTCGTTCACCTCTCCTATCGGCACTACCTGTGCACACGTATTCACATTCGGTGGCGAACTCATTGGTATAGAAAAGGGATCGAAATATGTGGTATCAAGGAGCATCGTAAAGGTCGTTGGCGAAGTAACGGTGATGGGGCCACTCATACCATTTGCTTGCTGCATTCCATCGGCAACAGGAATATCAAGGCGTACGATAATACCAGTGCTATATTGGTGCGCAAAGGTTGTGGTCACTACGACGGGAAATGAATTCGTAATAGAGGCGATCAGCCGCATCGCAGGCTGAAAGATAGGATTAGGATTTGCATAACACGCGCTTCCCATCACCGCTCCTTTTTTCTTTAAACGGTCTGCACTTCTAAAATACCGCGTTCTGGCGCTGGAACGTCATCAATATCGATAAATTCAAGGCTTTGGAAGCTAAAGCGGCGTACTTTTTGTGAAATACGAGTCGCTTGTGTGGTAGCGGCACCAACGGGCGCTTGTTGAACGCGAACATTAGATTCCTGCGTTACATAGCCGTAAACGGGATACCAGCCGTTATTATTGAGATGTTTCGCTACACCCAGCGGCACGGTATAGGTTTCTCCATCGGTCATGTCATACCGAGCGATTGGATCTCCCTTAAATTCACGGAAGTTAAATCCAACCCAGCCACCCGGTACTTCGTGATAGCGGAAAATACCGGTCACCTTTTCCCGTTTCTTATCACGCTCATAATTTAAATTCGGTTTTTTTACTGCATCTTTTTTTATTGATTCTTTTGCAATTGTCATCCGCTACTCCTTTTTTAAATTTCGCTGAACTACTGGGCAGAGGGAGAAGTACACCTTCTCCCCTGAGTTTCTCTATCAATCAAATCGTTATACGCCGAAATCGGATTTGCCGGCTACCCAGTACATAGTGTCAGTAACGTCAATAACGTTTCCTGAAGTGAAATGTACGGTACCTGCTGGTCCAGAGATCGGTGTAGTTAATGCAGTACCATTTCCCCCACTACCAAGGATCATGCCAAGGAAACCGGTATTAACGGTTGAGTCAGCAAGGATGCCTGTATTAGTGTTGAAAATTTGTTGGCCCGCAATGGTAGGTGTTTGAGCGTATGGGCTTGCCAATGCGCCAGCAGTGTCTTCACCAAACGGCACTACTTGTGGGAAATCAGACGGTTGTTGCGCGATTGTAGGCCAGGTAAAGGTGGTAAAGCTCGTGGTGTCGATATTAATCGTAAAGTTATAGTCATCAATTACTTGGACCACAGTGCATGGTTCATAGTTATTGAATGGACTCGAACTCAATTGCGTCATACCTGAAACAGTAGGAATAGAGAATCGAACTGCTTGCCCTGGCGTCAATCCATGCGCTATTGCAGTACTTACTTGGGCGTTAGTCGCCTTCGTAATATTTGTTACATAGCGTCGACGTGGATAGAAGAGCGGATTAGCATTAACGATACGATAGAAACCAGCACCACCGATTGCACCGGGAGCGGTTGCTAACGCATTTGTTGAAGTAAGCAATGTAAAGCTTGTATTAGCAGTTACTGCGCTTACTACCATATCAATACCGTTAACATCAGTCTGTGCAGTACTGCTTAATCGCACTACTGAACCTACTTGAAGCCCTGCAGTGTTGCCGGTGCTTACTACTGGCTGCGTTGCGTTAGTAGTAGCAGTTGTAGCTACAGGGGATCCTAAGAGCGGTAATGCCCCTGGTGTTTGGCCAGACGGATCATAGAGCGTAAAGCCACCCGCTATAAGCGTATCTTGATCAACAGTCGCTGCGCCGTTCGCTTTATATTTCACCATACCGGTGCCCGCAGCCATGCCGCGTTGCCAGTAGAATTCATAGCCAGCAAATGCGTTAGCGGTGCCATTGAAATAGACACTGCTTAATCCGTTTTGACCTGCTTTCGTGTAGTTATACACTTTAATCCAGTCAACGCCGGAAGGGATCTGTATTATTTGTTGTGCGCCTGCTTGGTTCGATGCACTCCCTGGATTAGGGTTAGCGCTGCTATAAGAAGCTGAAAATGAACCTTGTCCAATTATTGCCATTGTTCACTCCTTATAACGTACAACGTAAGTTGATTACCCACATTCTGTTACTTTTGTGACCTATTACTAGGCGGGGAAACCTCTTCGGATCTCCCTCTCTATGTCGCCATAGAGTTCAGACTGTCGCATCCCCATACGGGGTCTTCTCACTCAGTCGTTCACGCTACGGCAAAAGCCGCTTGCGCCCTGTTGTCTGCAAGGCAGAGTTCCAAGTCAATCAGAGAAGATTTATCGACCTCAGGATATTTGTTACAAATAGAATTTTTAAGGTCGTTGGTTATTCTAGGCACTTCGGCAAATTTATAGCCCACCGAACTATTCAGAGCCAACGGTCCTGAAAATTGTGGTGGTAAATATATAAATTGTGCTGAATAACCGTCTTGCTCAACGCACGCATACGCTTCCATACCCACGCAGAATATGTTGTACACATTATTGCCAAGGCTGGACGCGTTCATCGATACAGAACCGATCGAGCTAACGAGGAATCTGAGATTCCCAACCGCGCCCCATTCTGATTGCAAAGCATTCATTGGTGCAGGGTATTGGTTCTTTTGAACGAACCCAGAAACATTATCGAGATCGGATGTTAAATCGGTATGACAGAGTGCGAAGTAGGCATCGCGAATTGGGGCTGTCCCGAACTTATCTTGACCCTCAATACCATCCATAATGGTATACGCGTTATTGCCAAGCAATGTACGTACAACATCGTTGATATCGGATCGAGTTATTTCTGTCTATTCTGTTACTTATATGACCTCTTTCGAGGCGGGGACTTTCTCTACTTATCCCTCACTGTGTTTCCACAATGTTCAGAGCACCGCATCTCTAATATTTTCTTCGCTTTTTCTACTGACATACAACAATGTTTAGTAGTATTACCCTGAGAATTTTCAGGGTCGCATAAGAATTCAGCATTAGAGTCTTCTCGCTTGCTACGTTCAGGCTGAGGATGAAGTTCATAAAATCGCCATGTGTGATTCTTTTTACAGATTACGTTCCAGCAATCTCTTAGTCCCGTTTTCATGTCTACGCCATCACACTTTTCGTCTGTATACTTCATAATCTTGCCCCTTCTTATCGGTTAGCTATAAGCCACTTCGACCTTGAAGTCTATCAGAGAAGATTTATTCTCCCCACACATTTTAGGGAGATCGCCATTTACGCCGCCTACGCAGTTAATAAAACTGGCAGTAGCCGCAAGCATATCACGCGTTAATTGGTCTTCAGTTTGACGCAATGATACGCCAAGACGTTGCGCACATTCATTAAGAACCGGGTCCTGATTTTGTAAAGTAACTTGCTCATTGATTTGCACGTACGTTCCGTAGAACGATATCTTCGCATCTATCTGTCTGTTACTTTTATGACCTCTTGCGAGGCGAGGAAGCCTATTGCACTTCCCTCACTGACTTATCGCCAGTGTTCTGAGTACCGCATAATTTGGTATGATTATATTCAGCGTATTTCTTCTGTCTTGCACATAGGAAATCTTCACAGCGTCCACACCAAACTTCTTCTCGCTTACTACGATCAGGCTGATTATCAAATTCATCAATGGATAAAAGCTCATCCGATGTAAAAACCAAACATCCTTTTAAATTAGGATATTTCTCTTGATGCTTTTTTCTAAATTCTGAAAGTTTCATAATCTTGCCCCTTCTTATCGGTTAGCTAATTGCCACTTCGACTTTGAAGTCTATCAGAGAAGATTTAACGTGGACATAGAGTTTATCCACGGCCGTCAGGTTTTGAGGCGGGGGAGTCACGCCACTATTTCCTAACGGAACCATAGCGGTTTGGAGCGGATTATCATGCTATTACTTTTGTGACCTCTTTCGAGGCGGGGAAGCTCTTCGGCATTCCCTCTGCAAGTTATCCCTGCAGATTAGACTGTCGCATCCCTTTCGGGTCTTCTCGCTCAGTCGTTTACGGTGGCTTATGCCTTCCGCAGTGTCACCGGCTTTTACGCTTCGGCTTCCACCTCGATCAGAGAAGATTTAATGTCGGCTAAACTCAACCGACGCATACGTAAAGTAGTACCACCGTTGCGTGGCATTTCCTTTTTCATCGCGGGTATTTTATGGATCATATTCGGCACGGGTACGGACAGAAGTTTATAACTAAACGACTGCTGTACTGGTGCTGGTAGAGTACTGGTGGTAGTAATACCTGCCATTGTTCTCTCCTTTTTCCAGAGATATGGATAATTATTACTTCCGCTGACCAGGCGAGACTGTCGTCATAAGGCAGCGACCCCTATTGTACGCTTATTGGGCGGCGATCCCCCGTTGTACGCCTATTGTGCAAGAGCTGCACCAGCACGGAGAGCGACTCCGTTATCACGCTAATTGGATGCTAACATAAAATAAAAACTAGTTTCAAGATCGAGAGAGGGAGTTCCATCCTCTCCCGATCAGTAGTAGGAACAGTATCGGGATAGCGAGCGAACAAGAAAGCTATCCCTAACCACAAGGACATACTATCTAATACTTCTTCGCGGCTTCAGCCATTTCCTTACGAAGCGCTTCTGCAACCTCTTTCGTAAAGCCTTTTGCAAAGAGATTTGCATGCGAAAGCGGTGTATCACCCTGCTGTGGTGATATGCTTACCGAAGGCCGTGGCTTTGAAACATTCTCAAGGGCACGGTTTTTATCCGCTTCATATGGTTTTTCAGTGTATATATTGAATCGTTTAATGAGCTGGTACGTAGCCTTAGCTTTTTCATATACATCAGTGGATGCATTTACAGATCGCGCAAGCTCTGGGTAGGCATCGCTTAGAGCCTGAATATTCTCCATAGCCATCACTTTCTGCCAATCTGGATGCTCCGCCATGAAACGCGACTCTCCTGTTGACGTACGGGCATTTTCTAATATCGCTTTCTGCTGTCGCTTAAGCTCTTGAATCTGTTTTTTCTGATATTTATACAGCTCTGCAAGCTTTTTCTGGTCAACAAGATCATCAGTTTCGGGAAGTTGGAACTCCTCTTCTGGCTCATCGGGCATCACCGGATTCTGATTTGTAAGCATTCGCTCATACTGTTCTGCGCGGCGGATCGCTTCATCCCGCTCGCGTTGTGCTCGTTCCGTCGCCTTGCGCATATCCTTAAACCGGCGCATCTGCTCTGCATCTTCATTTACCGCCTGAGCTGCCTGAGGCTGAGGAGCAGGTTGGTTAACCGGTTCCTGCGGAGATACGGGATCTGCGATAGGACTAAAGGGCCCTATTACTTCTCCTATCTGTGCCGATGGCGAAGCGATTGTGTTAGAGATTTGGTCTGGTTCTGCGGGTACTTCAACTATGCGCTCCTGCTGATTTTGATCGAACATCTACCATCTCCTTTTTTAAAAGTGGCTCGTTATTCAATAATTGGGCCTTCTTATCGAGACTGCCATCGAGAAACTCGAGGACGAACCGCAATAAGGTATACATTGAAGGATCTAGATGATGGCGATGTTCAAGGATATTTTTAATGCCGACAATGGAGGGCAGCACCCAGAGAAACTCCAGATTGTCATCAGTACGGTTATATTTATAGACCGTCTGATCATAATTGGGGGTTGGGCACGATTGGCGTGAAATAAAATAGTTGCGGAACACGTTCGGCATTAACCGTTCACGCTTAGTGACAACCACAACATAAAAATCATCGGGATACTGAGTTTTACCAGTATTAAGACATTCAAGAATAGAGCGCTCATAATCTCTGAGCTGCTCCTGCATCTGATCTCCTGCAGTAATGTCTCCATGCACATCTTGCTGCAACAGTTCAGAAGACAGTTTTCCGACTGTGTCGCGTTCCATTCATTTACTCGCTTCATTTTCTACTAGGCCTTTTACTGCAATACTACCATGATAAAATGCACGTTGCAAAGGTAATAAAAACCTGTACAATAGTTTCATTGGTTTAGTAACGAAGCAGCAGTGATTTTAACCTCTATAACCAAGGAGTTCCCATGTACAATCGGGAATGGTTTCGTTTATATCTTCTGTCTCTCTATCTTATGTTTCATATTATTCCTACGCGAGGAGCCGATATCCCGGGTGGCATTGCGGGCTGGGTCATACGCCAAAGCGTACAGGTTATTGCAGGAGTAATGGGGGTAAAGGCCAGCGATTATCTATTAAAAGATAATGGACTATCAAGGAATGCTGAGATCCATTATAAAATAGATTCAATGATACAGGACAATAAGAATTATAATAATGCGCAATCAGTAAAAGTAGATACCGCTAATCAGGGTGGTGCTGGTACGGCATCAGAAAAGAGAGCGCCATCAGAAAAATCCGCTAAGTCTGAATTGAAAACATCGCAAGCAACATCGTCGAGCGGCTTAGAAGGTACATTTGGCGTTACGATGTATAATCTTGATGTTAATGGCGATGCTTTTAAAAAACTTCACGAAGAAAAGCTTCCTACCTTTTCTGATAAAGAGATAAAAAAGGAAATAAATCGTACTGAAAACTTTATTAATAGTCGTCGGCGGGGAAGCACCGTTGTATATCAGCACCCTGAAGAGACCAAGAAAATAATAGCGTCTCTGGAAAAACATCTTGAATTACTTAATAAAGAGCTTGAATCTCGTAAAGAATCCGGACAAAAAGAACGCTTTTCTAAGCAAGCAACCACTACTACAGCATCAGCTGTCGTAATGAGTACCCAAACAGCCCCTGTTTCTGCTCCGCAGCCTCTTGAAGCGGTTCCTGGTGAAAATATTTGGAAGAAAGTCTCTAGAGGAAGCGATAAACCTGAATTTTCTGAGCAGCAGCTTCAAGAGATGAAAGAATCGCGGAAAGAGCGTAAAGCACGCGAAGCTAAAGAAAAAGAAGAACGTAATAAGGAATTAAATGGACGAGATCCGGGTGAACCGCCGCATAAATCTAAAGAAGAT